TCTTACTTGCATATGCAACGAATAATCCAGCTATCGATGAACCGTCTGCAGGGTATATTTTTACATGGGATATGCTTGGGGATGGACAGCTTTTGCCGATTCTTAGCTATCCGGGAGAGCCGGGAACTCATTCTGATTATGTAGAGGGGCTTATGGCAAGTGATATGAAGAAAACAGCGGACGATCTTGGAATGTTCTTCAAAGATGCAGTTTAAAAGTTAAGGAGGTTACGTATGAGGTTAATTGCTAAAAAGCCTTGTTCGTTTGGTGGACGCACATTCTATATCGGAGAAGAAATTCCAACCGAATTTGTCTTAAATCCTAAAGCGCAAGAGAAGCTTGGTGTCATTGCCATTGTTGCTTGCGGAGGAGAAGTAGGAATGAAACAGGAAGATATGGTGGCACAAG